GTTTGTGCAGACTACATGCACAGGCAGTGACTACTCTACCTATCGCCGACCCAACCGCAGGTACTTGTCCAGCGGTATGTATATGCCGAGCGGTATTAGCGAACAGGTGGGTGAGCTTGTCGTGGCTATTGACACGTCTGGGTCTATCGGACAGCGTGAACTCTCTGCGTTCCTCACCGAGGTGAAGGAGATATGTGAGACTGTACACCCCGAGAGTGTACGTCTGATGTATTGGGACACCCGTGTATGTCGTGACGAGAAGTATGACATGCACGAACTCGATACGCTTGTGCAGTCTACCAAACCCGCAGGTGGTGGTGGCACAGATGTTACCTGCGTTACCGATTACATTCGGGACAACAACATCAACGCGCAAGCTGCAATCGTGCTGACCGATGGCTATCTATTCGGTGGCTGGGGTCAGTGGACTATGCCTGTGCTGTGGTGTGTCATGGACAGTGGCAGAACTGCAGACGTGGGTAAAACTGTACACATAAAGTCAAGGGATATGTAAGATGAATGAATATTATAACATTGAAAAAGGGGTACCGCTTCCTGACGGACAGCCCAAATGGCGTACGTTAGCAAGTCTTATGGAAGTGGGGGACAGCGTCGTCGTAAAAAACGCAGGGCAGGTACAGGCTCTTTCAACGGCTTTTAGGCGCGAAGGGTTTAAGGCAATAAGCCAATGCTTGATACCTGAAGGCGAGTCGGCGACACCAAAAGAGCGGTACAAACGGCCCCATAGGGTATGGAAAATAGAGGATAAGAAATAAAGGGATATGTAAGATGGGAAAACACGCGACCAATCGTAGGGGGGAACGCGAGAACGGACGCTTGTTCCGATCTAGCAGGCGGCGCGATGCCTACTTCCGCAAGTTAAAGGAAGATAAACTAAACAAGAGAGAGAAAAATAAAATGAGCAAGATGGGAAACTACGTTGTGGGTCTGCAGGAGCAGCCCACATATATAAACTGCCCCGAGTGCGAGGGCGAAGGCCGATGCGAATACGAACGCGAGGTGCCTATGTCGAACTCAAACCCGTACGGGTATCTGGAAGATTACTGGGCCGATTGCGAAAACTGCAACGGTGCAGGTAGGGTCGAAAGGGACGACGATGAATGAAGATGAAGTGAAAAAGAAGATTGAGATCGCTGGCTTTGTCGGTGCTATCTTTGGCTTTGCCAGTGGCGTTGCCCTGATGACCATGGTCAGTATAATCTTTTGAAGGAGTATCGTGTGGGTAGCCGTTGAAATCTAATGTGACGCATTCGGTAGCAACGCCTTCCGAAGTAAACAACCGCCATTCCCGTGGCGAGGTGATTTATCTTGCAGATGGAAGCTACCCACCCAAAGAACCTAAACGAAACTAATATCACAAGGAAGACTAAAAATGTTAACATATACAAATTATCGCTCTTTTGCAGAGGTAGTGGCTCACTACGATAGTATCACTCCACTGCGCGGCAGCACCAATGCAGGTAAAGACATCCGCCCTATCGGTGATCGCCGCCGCAAATACGAGCGTATCGTGAAGATCAGCGACAGCTGCTATGCCTTGTCTGATGGCTATCACTTTGGCGACGAACACTTTGGGTATTGGTACCATGGAGAGAACTTCACACCGACACTCGCAGACATGGAGAAGTATGCACCTATCGTGTGGCGCAAGAAGCGTGATGGCACAGAAGAAGTCACACTACGCAACGGTTGGGGTCCGAGTGCGCACAACGGTAGGTATAACTTTCTGTATCGTCACTCACCAAGGTACATGCTGTTCCAAATCCGCAACGGCAAACACTTTATCGAAACAGGACGAAGTCTACCCGGTACTGAGAATACTCGGTATTACCTCGCCAAGACAACCACGATACCGAAAGCGATGCACGACAAATTCACCAATAACCAATTCTACAAGTGGGCTACAACACGTGACGACAACTCTGCAGTTAAGTTCATACGCATCGAGGGTGGGTGGCAGCATGTCGAGGGTACAGGACGCAGCTTGCCGAAAGCTCCGACAGTCAACAAAGACCTCAAGGCCAAGTTCAAGGACGACATCAAGAAGTTCTTTGAGTGGGGTATGGCTATGTCGCCGCTATTGCCGTTGGAGGACAGAGAGTACTTGGGCATACAGATGGCAGACCTGTACACGCACTACGGGCAGAAGCCGACTTGGCAAGGGCTACAACCTGCACCGACCACAGCCCGTGCCATTGTGCGTGACGACCAACACGATGCGCGCCTCGCGTTGTGGGTACTCTTTGCCAAGGACTGCACCGATGGGTGGTCTTGGAACGCGGAGTATCTAACAAAGACAGTAGAGACCAAGGAGGACTTAGCCAAAGTACGATCACGCTACAACACGTTCATCAATAAACAACTAGGCTTCATGCAGAAGTAAGGAGAACAACTATGCCTCAACTATCACTCAAACTCGTAAAAGACATCGTCGGACAAAGAGACGTCGTCACTGTAAATTTCGGCACTATGGATATGGCGCATGAACTCACGCAGAAAGTTCGCGGTATCGAAGTCGCGCCGAGAAGCACGGATTCTATGTGGGTGTATCGACCACAAGATACCTACGCCATGGGCTACATAGGCTACTGCCAAGTGTACAACCAAGAGCAGCGTTACGCGGTGTTCTCGCCCAACATACACAACGGCAAGTATAACTATGGTGAGAAACAACACATGGCTAGTGCCTTGCATAGGCCCAAGGGTGTTGCCAACGCAGCAAAACATCTACGTCCGTTGACCACCAAGCAAGTGCTAGAGTTTACGCAGGGGGACTTTGTCAGTGCGTTGTTTGATGCGAAGTCCACAGCGCGCAGTCAAGTGGCTAAAGCTACACAGCAGATCGACCTTCGCTTGTTTGCCTTGGAACGCTACCGCAAGCCGGACTTAAATCCGTTGCAGGACGAACTCCAGCGCATACTGAATTCGGACTATGTGTTTGTTGACAAGGAACTCGAAGCACAACTCCACGCGGCGTTCACTGCGGTTGCGGAGCATGAAGAAAGTAAGCAGCTGCATGACGCGAAGCATACATTTATCGAAGTGATCGAGTCTCACGGCAGAAATACGTTCCGTGGTTATGCTGAAGTGGAAGACGACCGAAGCCTGTATCGCATGGCGGATACGAAGGAGAACTTGTTTTACTTCACACAGGAAGAACTACCAGATCGTCTGATGGGTGCAATGTCTGTGCTGTCGATGGTGGAGACAGGGGTATACGTTTCCGGCGTTGGGTATCGAGCCGCCAGTAATATGTTCTATGTGAGGTGCGAGTAAGTTAACGTGGTATCAAGCAACACAACGACTTATCGCGTGGCGATACATCCTACTACGAATGAGGTAGATATAATGTGTTTTGACCTCGGAGGTATTGACACGTCAGTTTTGGGACGATACGATAACATAAACGAGACCCCCAAATGGGTCCAAGAGCGTATCGCTACCTTAATGCTAGTCGATCCTACACCACCAACTAAAAAGGTTGAGGGCGTGGGCCACAGAATAGACCGGTCAACGTATTGGGTCTACCACGAATAGGTAGTGAGTCACTACCATGGGGGGCGGTTCGCTGCCCCTCACAAACTAACCGAAGCCAGTTATCACGCGCGGCCCGTTTCAAAGGTTGCACCATAGCTATAAAAGGAGAACCCGATGGCCCTAACACCAGAAGCTAAAGTTAAAAAGGTGGTGGTGAAGTACCTAAAGGAATTGGGTGCCTATTACTTCTACCCTGTCACGGGGGGTTTCGGACGGAGCGGCGTACCTGACATCGTCGCATGCTACAAAGGATTGTTCTTCGGCATCGAGTGCAAGGCAGGAAAAGGTAAGACCACCGCACTACAGCAGAAGAACTTAGAGGATATCAAGGCTGCAGGAGGCTTTGATTGGGTCGTGAATGAAGAGAACATGCACGACACGAAAGAGACGCTCATAACATGGGCGAAAGCAACGCAAAACTACTAAATCATAAGGGATGATTAACATGAACGCACTTAATGCACAGCAAGTATACATCACAACTCGTCTGGACACAGATACCTCGTTTGGGGTTCGTGTCGATACGGCGAACAAGTATTCATCAACGCGAAGCTCGTACGTGATAAGGACTTGGATGCAGGGGATACACGGAAACTAATCCTGACCCCCAACCCTTCTGGGAAATCGGACACACCTTGGCAAGCCATCGGCATATCAATCGAGGATACCGTCCCCGAAAAGCCAACACCTCGCGTGGTAATCGCCAAGCTAGAAGACCGCATCATGGACTATTTCGATGTGGAGGGTAATCAATTCGCGCACAAGGTATCAATGTTGGCAGAAGAACTTGCTGTCCCCGAGAGCGAGATGCAGTTGACCCTCGCGCGGATGCACAACGCCGGAGAGCTGGCTAAGGCACAGGTCCATGCCAAAGGGGGCCAAGAGAAAGCCTCGTTCGTTCTATGGGCACCGGATACTGATTGGTTCTCCGTGTAATGAGCGACGAGAAGCTAACCCCCGCACTGGAAGCTGAATACAGGTTCCTCAAGCAGCAGGTGGATTTCTGGATGGAGGCGCAACACAAGACGGATGCGTCTCCGTCAGCCCCGCGACGTTACTTTTACGCCAAGGATGATCTGGCCACGTTCGTGCGCAATCGCCGAGAAGAAGGATACAAGATATGAC